AATATGTCTAAACGTATTCGGGAAGGATTTGAACCTGTGAAAGCAGCTGATTATCCTGATTTCGATGCACCGACGATCGATGACGGTAGACACGCGGGTGTGATTGGAGTTGGTGGGCTAATCCTCGCTAAGATCCCAGAAGAAACCGTAGCTGAACGAAACGCTTACTTTAAAAACGTAACCGATAGTCAGATTAACGGGGTCGACAACGATTTAATGCGAGATAGTGATCCTAGAATGCCTATTAGAAATTCAGACATTCAAAGGAGCTCAAAAACTGAGTTCGGTAGTCGACGTGTCGATGCCGATTAACTTTTCTCATGACTCTTTAGGAGGGTTTTAAAATGGCAAACGTAGATGCCCCTAACGGCTTTACACCCGCCTCCCACATGTATGGTGGGGTGATTAGACCCAAGAAAATGCGTATCGCAAGTGGCTATAACACTGCTATTTTTAGCGGTGATGTTGTAACGCTTTCTTCGGGCTATGTCAATCAGGCCGGTGCAACAAGCACTCCCGCAGGTGTTTTTTACGGTGTGCAGTATACTGCTACCGATGGCACCCCAACTTGGTCTAATCAGTGGACCGCAGATCTCGCAACTCTAGGTGGAGCAGATGCTGAAGCCTATGTGTATGTAGATCCTGCAATTATCTATGAAGCACAATTTACTGCAGGAACTCCTGCTGTAAGTTTCATCGGTAATAAGTACACCCTTAGCACTACAGCGGGTTCAACTAATAACGGACGTTCAAAAGAGGGTGTAACTGCTACTACTAGTAGTGGTGTTGCTCTTTGTGTTGGTTTCGTAGATTCACCAAGCAATAGTATTGGTGCTTCTGCAAGAGCCTTCTTTACGTTCCCAACTAACACATTCGCAGTCTAGGGAGAGTAACTAATGGCGATTAATAGAGCACAACTCGTAAAAGAGCTTGTTCCCGGCCTTCACGCTCTCTTTGGCTTGGAATATGATCGATACGCCGCCGAGTACGAAGATATCTTCGACACCGAAAGTTCAGAACGAGCTTTTGAGGAAGAAGTAATGTTGACGGGCTTTGGTGAAGCACCAGTTAAAAGCGAAGGTAGCAATGTAACATATGACACTGCACAAGAGTCATATACTGCACGTTACTCGCATGAAACTATTGCGTTGGCGTTTTCACTGACTGAGGAAGCTATCGAAGATAATCTCTACGATACCCTTTCTTCTCGTTACACTCGCGCACTAGCGCGGTCTATGATGCAGACTAAAAACATCAAAGGCGCTAACATTCTGAACAATGCGTTCAGCAGTAGCTTCTTAGGTGGTGACGGTAAGGAGCTTTGCGCTACTGACCATCCGACTGTATCTAACCAAACGCAGCGAAACGAGCTTTCAACTGCTGCAGACCTTAACGAAACTTCATTAGAGCAGTCGTTAATCGACATCGCTGCTTTTGAAGATGAGCGCGGTCTGAAGATTAATGCTCAAGCTCGTAAGCTGATTATTCCTTCCGCTCTCCAGTTCGTAGCAGATCGTCTGCTTCAAACTCCGGGTCGTGTAGGAACAGCTGACAATGATATCAACGCTATCCGAAACATGGGAATGATCCCTGAAGGATACGTTGTGAATCATTTCTTGACGGATACTGATGCTTTCTTCTTGAAAACTGACGTTCCTAATGGATTGAAGCACTTTGTCCGTACTCCCGTATCAACGAACATGGAAGGTGATTTTGAAACCGGAAACGTTCGCTATAAGGCGAGAGAACGCTATAGCTTTGGCTTTAGTGACTGGCGTGGTATTTTCGGATCCCCCGGTGCGGCATAATTGAGAGGGGGGTATATCCCCCCTTTTATTTCTGGGTATAATAAGTTTTAGTGACTGCCCCAGCAGACGTTTACGAAGACACTAAAACGAATCCTTTCGTAAAGAGGTGAATATAATGGCTCAAACCACTTTTTCTGGACCCGTTAAATCTTTAGCTGGTTTTATTACCGCTGGCGTAAATAGCAGCGTTAGTTTGTCTGCGGACACAACCCTAACCGTTGCGGCTCATGCCGGTAAAATTATTATGTTGAACGATGCAGATGGTAAGTTTACTTTGCCTTCTATTTCTTCAGCCACTCCTAATGATCCTACTTCTCCCGATCAAGCAAACAATATCGGCGCTTCGTTTTTCTTTTATGTAGAAACCGCAGCAACCGATCTTGATATCTTGACTGACGGTACTGACAAATTTGTTGGCGCTGTAATAGTTGCTATTGACGATAGTACTAAGAAGGCATTTGTTCCCGGTGCATCTAACGATGTAATTACTTTAAACGGTTCTACAAAAGGCGGTATTGTTGGAAGCGTTATTAAAGTAACTGCTATCGACAGTGCAACTTACTTAGTACATGACTCTTTGCTAATCGGAAGCGGAACGATTGTTACGCCTTTTGCTGACGCTTAATTAATTTAGGAGAATAACTATGGCTGATGCAGTCTCATCGACTACCATCTCCGACGGTCTCCATCGTGCAGTTATTCAAATTACTAACCTTTCGGACGGCACCGGTGAAAGTGCCGTTACGAAGGTTGATGTAAGTAGTCTAAGTGCGAAAGCGGATGGAACAGCTTGTACTGGGGTCACTATAGAAAAAATTGCTCACTCTATAACAGGATTTACTCAAGTCCAATTGTTATGGGATGCTACTTCAGACACTATTGCAATTGCTTTAGCCGAATCAACTAATGGTCATATGGACTTTAGTGACTTTGGAGGGTTGGTTAATACTTCGGGAAGTGGTAAAACCGGAGACATAAACCTAACGACTTTAGGAGCAGCCTCGAACGATACTTATGTAATCGTTCTTAATCTATTGAAGCACTACTAATATGGCCACTTCGGGAACTAGAAACTTTAGTTTAAACGCAGCTACTGCGATTGAAGAGGCGTTTGAACTAGCAGGACTTGAATATCGTACTGGCTATGATGGTGTCACGGCTAGACGGTCTATGAACATAATGTTTGCAGACTGGTCTAACCGTGGTATTCAGCTTTGGGAAGTTGAACAAGTCTCGTTAACGTTAACTCAGGGACAAGTTTCTTACGATTTAAACGAATACGACATCGATATTTTAGATGCAATTATTCGACGAAATGTCAACTCCCAACAAACTGATTTTCAAATCGACAGAATAGATCGAAACGAATATTTAAACATCCCTAATAAAAACACTCAGGCTAGATGTACTCAATATTATGTTGAGCGAACAATTACGCCTAAGTTGTACGTTTGGCCAGCCCCGGAAAACTCAACCGATGTTTTAGTTTCTTCCCGTTGGAAACGAATTCAAGACATTAGCGCAGCTGTTAATGACGTAGATATCCCAAGTAGGTTTATGCCTTGTTTAGTTTCGGGTTTAGCGTTTTACATAGCTTTAAAAAAGAATCCTGAAAAAGCACAATTATTAAGCGGGATTTACGAACAAAATTTAGTTAACGCAATGCGGTACGATGAGGATCGATCTTCGGTTCATTTAGTTCCTCAGCGTAGTTATGTCTAATGTCTTACGCATTAGGAAAATTTTCATACGGAGTTTGCGACAGGTGCGGATTTAGAACTCGCTATTTGAAAATGAGGATGGAATGGACAGGGTTTAAAGTTTGTTCTGAATGTTACGAACCTAAGAACCCGCAGTTAGAACCGCCTAATCATCCGACTGATCCTGAAGCGTTAAGACAACCTAGACCAGAGATACCATTACCCCAAGCTCAATTAGGGGTTGTGAGAACAACAGGCCCACAAACGACTACACCGTTAGGGGTAGATATTGGGGGTTCAACTTCAAGTACTGCTGACCCGATAGGTACTTCGTTCGACGGAGTTTTCGGAACAGGTGAAATTGGAGCGGTAACGGTGGTGACCTCATGAGTTTTACTTACGCACAACTAAAATCAACAATAGAAGATTATTGTGAAGTTTCAGAATCAACATTTACTTCTAATCTTCCAGTGTTTATTCAAGAAGCAGAAGAACGAATATTAAAAGCTGTTGAGCTACCTGTTTTTCGTAAAAACGTAACAGGGACTGCTGAAGGAGGGAATCCGTACCTTTCTATGCCTACGGATTTTCTAGCGCCTTTAAGTTTAGCTGTAATCGCATCCAACGAATACACATACCTATTGTTTAAACATGTTTCGTTTATGCGGGATTATTCTCCAAACCCTAACACAACAGGATTACCATTATATTTTTCACAGTTTGACGATACAACTTTCCTACTTGCTCCTACCCCTGATCAACCGAGTGTTGGGGTAAATTATACGTTTGAGTTACATTATAAATATCGACCAGACTCATTAACAGCTGGGGCTGATTCAGGAACGACTTGGCTTTCTGTTAACGCACCTAACGCTATTTTATACGGTTCTTTAATCGAAGCAGTTAATTTCCTTAAAGCTCCCGAAGAACTAGCTAACTATGAGCAGCGATTTCAAGAATCGTTATTAGGCTTAAACAAGTTGGGAGAAGGCTATGGTCTTAGAGATGAATACCGTTATGATATCTCGAGGACAGGCTAATGTTTAATGTTGCTGTAGAGACTTCTGTAGGACAAGTGAATGTCCAAACAACTTCTAACAGAGGGTTTACTTCAGAAGAGATTGCTTTAAACGCAGTAGATAAGATAATTAGTATTAGTGAGACAGCTGACCCAGCCATAAAAGCTCAAGCTGAAGCGTTTAAAGAACGCATGTACTGGGTTATCGTATCTGCATGCGATCAGGCAATAAAGAGTGACAGAACAACGTTGTACAACTTATTTAAATCTAATGGTCATGCTGACATGGCTGAAATATTGAGGACTTTATAATGGCAATCGCAACAGCAATGTGTACGTCTTTTAAGAAAGAGTTACTAGAAGCTAAACATAATTTCTTAGCTTCTGGTGGGAACACTTTTAAATTAGCACTTTATACGTCTAGTGCAACTTTAGGTGCGGCAACTACTGCGTATAGCTCTACTAATGAAGTTTCCGGTACAGGGTACACAGCGGCAGGAGCTGCATTAACTAACGTAAACCCAACGAGCTCAGGAACTACTGGATTCACTGATTTTAATGATCTTACGTTCTCCAGCAGTACTATCACAGCAAATGGGGCATTAATCTATAATGACAGTGCTAGTGGCGATCCTGCAGTTTGTTCTTTAGCCTTCGGTGGAGATAAAACATCTACTAACGGAGATTTTACGATTCAATTTCCTACAGCAGACGCTAGTAACGCAATTATAAGAATCGCATAGGACTAACATGTGGCCGATGTTATCGTTGCATTTGACGGATGGAATAGCTCAACCCACGGTTGGGGCGAAGGCCCTTGGGGTGAAGGTGTCTCAGTACCGGGAGCGACTGGTAGTGTTGGTTCGGTCACTATTGTCGCAGATGCGAATGTATCAGTCACTGGCGTTTCCGCGATCGGAGCGGTCGGAACCGCGACAGTCTCTGCTGATGCGAATGTATCAGTCACTGGCGTTTCCGCGA